ATTTTTATTTCAAATCTTCGCCTATCTTTCCGTACCCCTGGATGTCTACCCAGGAATCTTTTAAGCCTGGATTGTTAGTTGCTCGTAATGCTTTAAACGCAACCATCATGGCTACTGCATCTGTAGTAGATATGCGCTTACCTAACATACTCGTCCATATCTCAGACAATGCACCAAAGAATAATTCTGGTCTGCCATAGTCTTCGCCCTTTGCTTCTATCAGTTCTTCTACATTCATATCATCCTAGAAATGGAGTTATTGGCCCCACGTTCTTTATATCTTCTGTTGTTGTTGGTTCTATAACCTCCGCACCTGGGAAGTTGCTTTTGATTGCATCCGTAAAGACAAATGAATCTTTAGGGATTAGTTTTAATAATTCTTTAATGTGCCACATACTGTCTGTACATCCTTCCTTCTTAGACATTGCTAATGCCCTAGGCATATACGCTTTGTCTTTCACAACCAGGAATCTAATACCTTCATAAGTAAATGCCCAGATCTCTCCATTCAATTCATCATGTCCGCGTTGCCTAATATTCTCTTCGCACTTGTCGTAGGCTCTTAACATACCTTCTGCCATAGTTTGTATGCTTAGATAATTTGTACCTGCTTTAACCGCATCAAACTTATTACACATTTCTATATACCTGGTGCGTAGCTGTGGATCTATAAGATCTGTAAAACGCTCCTCACCCCAACGCAGACTGATCTCAGATCTGCGCTTTTCTACCTTCGCTAATAGATTATTAGATTTATCTTTCTGCGGATCCTTGGGTGGCTTGTACTTACTCACACTTGTGTTGTTGCGGTTAAACAAAACGTATAAAGGTATAAACCCCTAGGGTGTTTTATACCTTTTATACATTTATTGGTGTTTCTCTTATGCGCTTTATACGTTTTATGCGCTACTTTATACATTTAAAACAACTCCCTTTCTGTCGGTGCGTAGATACCTGGCTCCAATTCTTCTATTGTTTTGTGGTCTTCTATCAATGCTTTCTTTGCATTTGCTAAACCAGATCTACTCATATCGCCTACCTCATCCCTCAATTCTTTTTGTGTGACGGTTACTTCATGTACATCTTGTCCAACACCTCTAGCCTGTCGTACCTTTCTTGCATAAACAGTTTCTAATGCTTCTAATACTATCTTTTGATTTGGGCCTAAAGATTTCTTCTTTTCTGGTGGTACGTATATATCAGCTACCAAGGCACCTGACGTTGTGGGTTGTCCTTCCTCATCTAATAAATGATGAAACTCTGTCTCACTAAAACTAAACCGCATAGGTGACATACCGCGCCCATCTTTAATAAGAGTTTGTTCTAGATCTAGTGACCAATTAGCGTTATCTAAACCATCATGCTTATTTACTTTGTATTCTGCATCCAGGGCGGCAGGTAACACGCTAGATCCTCTACCTCTAGATCCATCGTTGTGGCCTACGTGGTGTATCAACATTACAGCGCATCTAAACTCTTCTCTTATGTACCTATCTACGTTGGCTACAAACCTGTTCATATCTTCTGTGCTGTTTTCGTTACCTGGCCCAAAGTTCCTGGCTAATGTGTCTATAACTATGAGGGTAGGGCGCTCTTTGTAGGTGTCTTGTAATGCCAATGCTTCATTACGCATCATTTCAGCATCTAAGTTATCTAAGATCTGCACCCCACGTTCTGAGTAGTGCAATTTGCTATCTTTAAGCGGTGTGTTATTTACCTGTTCCCAACCTAACAACCTTCTGCTTAATCCTCTGTGTCCTTCACCTGCTAAGTACAATACTAAGCCTTGTTTAGTTTTCTTTTCATGCCAATCTTTGCCTGTAGCTACACAACACGCCATGTCTATAGTGACAAATGATTTACCTGTTTTGGGTGGCCCAAACATACCAATTAAACTGTCTTCTTCTGCGACATTGCGTATAACCCATTTAGGCGGTGTAGCATTGTCTATAGCTTCTGATGCGTGAAAGAATTTAAACGGTCTAACGTCTATAGGGTTCTCATATATAACCTGTTCGATGCCTAGTTTTTCTCTGGCAACATTGAAGGCACTTTTCCAATCTGAGTTGGCTTCTAAGATCCTGGCTATATCAAACGCATCATGAGAATGCCCATCTGAAAGCAAATCTGCTCCATGATGGCTATATATTGTGCCATCGTCTAAAACTACTGTTCCTGGTGTTTTGGTTTTGCTGTGCGGTGATAGATATCTATTTTCGCCTTTCTTAATATAGCCGTTACGCTCCAATATTTCATTCGGTGTGTAGTTCTTATTAAACAACTCTATGATGTCTGCTGTATCGTTCTTTGTAGGTAACTGACGTTTAACAGGTTCAGGTGTCCACTTACCTAAACAATGCAACATAGGTTTTTCGTGTATGTCCCAATTCTCCCAGAGATCTATTAAAACCTCTGGGAGTAGGGGGATCTCCTCAAACGTATCAGGTAAATTGGTAACCCATTCGTAGGGGATCCCTGTAGGGTGGATGGAAGGTGGTAATAAGTCTTGCACTCCCGTATTACCTGTAGATCCGCGCAACTCAAATACAGTTACGACATCACTATCTTCTTTATAAGTTAGTTTCTTGATGCCAATTCGCTCCAAATTGGGCATCCTGAATAAAAACTTGATACCTTCACGCGATCCGCGCCAACAGGGGTATTGACTCTTCATCGCGGTAGCATCCATCCCTAAATAATCTTGAAATATCCTAATAGCATCGTCCCTATTGTCTATATCAAGACTGCATGTGCTTGATAGATTGTGTATCAAGCCAATGTTCTGTTGATCTGTTAGCTGTTCAACATCAACGCCTTTAGTATGCCAATCCCTGGTTTGTGGCCCCTTGTGGCCGCTTTTCATAGCGACCAACTGAAAGCCCAAAGCGTTGTATTGTTTAGCTGATTCCTTGATTCCCATTAAATAACCTCAACCTGATTTAAAAAATCACCATGCGGCGATATTCTTTGTTCTGCTATATCAATATATTCACTATTTAATTCACATATGATGGCATCCCTGTTATGTCCATTAGCTACCACAGCAGTTGTTCCAGAACCACCAAAAGGATCTAGGACAGTGCCACCTTCTGGACAACCTGCTAACACGCATGGTTCTATTAAATCCATTGGAAAGGTTGCAAAGTGTGCGCCTTTGAATGGTTTAGTAGTTACTGTCCACACCGAGCGTTTGTTTCTTTTTGAAATAGCACCTATCTTATTTAACCCTGATCTAGTGTCCATCCCATGTTTGCCAACACCTTTTCTAATCTTGTCTGCTGACTTAGGCCCATCTGGAAACTTTGCATCCTCCTTTATCGCTTCATTATCAAAATAATACTTAGGACTCTTACTCAATAAAAATATGTACTCATGTGCTTTCGTACAACGATCTGTGACACTTTCTGGCATTGGGTTAGGTTTATGCCAAATTATGTCTTGTCTTAAATACCAACCATCAGCTTGTAGAGCAAAGGCAACTTGCCAGGGTATGCCTCCAAGTTGCTTATTAATTAAATAACTATCACCTAAGTTTAACCAAACTGTGCCATCATCTCGCAATACTCGTTTTACTTCCCTAAACACTTGTACTAAGTTCTCTACAAACGCTTCAGGTGTTTCTTCTAAACCTAATTGTTCGTCCTCGCCATAATCTCTTAAACCCCAATAAGGTGGAGAGGTAACACAGGTGTTGATAGATTCAGCAGGTAGCGATTGCAGTGTTTTTCTACAATCGCCTTTAAGTATCTTGATTCCCATTGAAGATCCTAAAAGGGGATATCTTCGTTAGGTTTCTCCTCTGCTACAGGTTCAGGAGCAGGTTCAGGTGCGGCTTCTTCTGCACCCCAGTCACCTGGTCTATCTACCCACTTAACTATCTCAAACTGTGGGATCCTGGTAGAACCTACGCTAAATTTCTTCTCCTCAGATCCGACATACTTCAACACAGGTAGCTTATCTATATGTGCCTTCATTTCTTCAAAGATCTGCGCGTAAATAGTCAATATGCCTGTGACAGCTCCATAAGCGTTAGTTGTCCAGGCATGAACACCTTTCATGTGATCTGTATTGAAATAAAGATCTACACTTATTGCCTTCTTATGCTCCTCGCTTGGTTGTGGTTCCTTGATGTTGGTATTTGCCCACCATACGTACTCAGGCGGTGCGCCTTTTTGTATCTTCCCCCATCCTGCTTTGACGTTTAAGAAATCAAATATAAAGGTTGGGTTGGCATCTTCTACCTCACCATCGTTATACACCCATTCATCTTTTTGGGGTTTATAGCTCACCCACTTAGCTTGGCTTTCGCCTTCGTTCATATCTATCATGTTTTACACTCCTATATTTAGTTATGATTTTTATGTTGGAAATCTTTTAACAATGCTTGTCCTATGTAATATGCCATCTGCGGAACTATTGCGTTTCCGAGGGCTTTAAGTCTGTGTACCCTATTGGGAACCCCATTAGCCACTCTACCCACGTTGGGTTCAACGTCCCAATTCCTTGTGAACGCACGTCTGGATGATTGCCTAACATCCTCTGCATTTTGCCCTCTGGTCTTCCTGCCGCGTCTTCGTTTGCTGTTGGTGTCGGCCACATCTTTGACTGTACTGCTCTGCTCAATGTGATCTTGCCTTCTTTTATTCTTTTTATTGCTACCTCTGGTTTCGATGATAGGTGTGCGTCTCCTACTATTGGAGTCGGCCACATCTTGTCCACTACTGCTTCCATCAGTTGACCTTGTTTCCTGTCCCTCTTCCCTAGATTCAATGTCGCTTCTACTGTCTGAGACGTTGTTGCTGGACTTGAGTTCGGAGTCGGCCACATCTTTTGATTCTCCCACTCTA